CAAGAAAAATAAATGGTCCAGATATGACACTTTATTTGGCGGAGGTCTAATATGTCTTTAGATTGGGCAAACTATGAACGACAAAAAGCAAACACTGTTAGTAATGTAAAAGATCCAGCCAAAACAGCAGAAGCAATTGCAATAGTTGGTGCAGCAGAAGTAGAACGTAGAGGCGGAGTAAACGCTCAAGGATATTTTAATGATGTTCCTGAGTATCAACAATTAACCGCAAATGAAAGGGCATCTGTAACCTTACCTAATGGAAATATTAATTCATTGGGAATGCTTGATATTTTAAACAAAAAGTCAATAGCAGCAGGATATGGATCTATTGTTCCTGTTAATAATGAAGTAATTTCGGGAGGCCCTCTCTCTAGTGCAAGTATTACAGCAACCCCCCCAGCACCAGAACCAGAAATGTTTTCTGCGAGAATGTTTGCAGCCCCACCACCAGTTAAAACAGCAACCCTAGATATTATATTATTTGATGAAGAGAATATTCCAACAGACGGAATGTTTGATCAGATATTTGAAAATATTGGCGGTCAAGAATTAATAAGCATAACAAGGTCTGACATTGTTAACGGTCAAAAAATATCATATCAACCAATTAAAAATCTTTCAGCCATACAACAAAGATACAATCCAAACAACATTCTTAGTCTACAACAAACCGCAGATAAGTTTTTTGCTGGATTTTCAATTAAATTAGAAGACAAAATTCCAGAAAATGGCAACGGTACAAGCGGAGAAAACGTATATCTTAATGCATCAGGAGACTTAATCATTGAATTTGTCAATGTAAATCCTGACGAACAAGTGGAAACACAGATTAGCGTAAGTGGTACAATATATGAAGCAGATCTTGGAGACTATACCTCATGATAACCAATACTGGTAAATCTATTATTGCAAAGTATTTACTTGGTCAGGCTCCCGCCTATGCCTCGTACATTGCTATTGGATGTGGTGCTACCCCTTTAGATACCGCTGATGAAATAGGCGATTATTCAACAAAAACAAATTTAAATTTTGAAATGTTCCGTGTTCCAATTTCATCTAGAGGTTTCGTAAACGAAGACGGTGTAGATAAAATTGTTCTAACAGCAGAACTTCCAACAGAAGAAAGATACGAAATATCTGAGATTGGAATATATTCTGCAGGCTCTAACCCTTCTGCAGGAGCGTATGACAGCAAAACAATATTTGCTTTTACGCAAACAGAAAATTGGCAATATGTAACAACAACATCAGCAGTGGCAATTGACACAGAGTCTGAAGCATTAGATGCTCCTAATTACGATAACGTTATTGCCGTAGCAGACCCAGTATTTCAAACAAATGCAGATAATCCAATATTTTTTAAATCACCAAGAGTTGCAAGATATGAAAGACCAAGGTTTTTAAATAATATTATTATGATAAAGGGTAACGAGGCTGATCTTGATCTTGAATCAGATAGTGGTCCAACACAAGATACTTTTGAGATTGGTGCAGGATCAAATTATATTAGGTTAAGCGGAGCAACAGTAGACCTTACAAGAAATTCTCCAACAGATGAATTAAGGTTGGCATTTTCAATAGTAAATAGAGACGGAACTTATGGATCAGGAACTCAGCCAGAGAGAGCCAGAGTTTTAGTTTCATTTGAAAATACAAGTGGAACAGAGTTTGCAAGACTTGAAGCAGAAGTTGCTGACGATAGCAGTGGTGGAGCATATGATTTTGCCACAGAAAGATATTTTGTTGTAACAAAACAACTTCAACAGTTATATAGAACTTCTGGTTTTGATTGGAACGCTGTTTCTGTAGTTAAAATATACGCATGCGTTATTGACGGAGTTAATCCATCTGGCGATTATTACATAGCATTAGATGCTTTAAAATTAGAAAATGTTGCTACTGTAAACCCACTTTATGGATTAACAGGATACTCAGTAATTCAAACTTCTGGAGCATCAACGATAGTTAAGAGTCCTAATACTAACAATTATGTTGAGTTTAGATTTTCAGTAGATCTTTCTAGCGGGAATAATTCATAATGGCTGATGCAGGAATTAAAAAAGTTATAATTAAAAAATCTTCTTTGCCACCACTAGATCACGATAACGTTGGATATGTTTTTAGATACAGAATTGTTTCTGAAGATAAAAACAGAACTTCTCAGTGGTCTCCAATAAATCTTGTATTAGATAATTCAATTACTGCTGTTACTGGTGCCGTACAGGTTTCAACATCGGTTATTAGTGCAGTATGGGGAGATGAACTAAATAGACCAAGGTATGATGTTTTTGTTGGATTTGATGGTGCTACTGCAACTTATCACGGCACAACCCCAATTCACTCATATCAATTTATTAAAACTGGAACTACAAATGTACGTGTAATTATTCAAGTTGAATCATCTGAAAAAACATTAAATGCTAACTTTGAAATATACAACTCTGGCTTAGTTTCTTTGGTATAATAAAATAGGAGGAATAAATGGCAAAAGTACCACTACCAGAAAGAGGGCAGCCTCTTGATGTTACATATTTATATCAATTAATTGAGGCCGTAAACGACCTTTCTACAAACGTTGCTTCTAAGCAAACAAGTAAAACAATTATTGATACGGCAAGTGCAGGAAAGGCAGAGGTGCAAACCTCTAACACAAGAATAGTGGGAGGTTTGGTTGAAGTTGCAAACAACTCAACAGTTTCGGCGGGTAACGAAAGAACATTTACTTATGACTTTAAAGACTTTAAATACCCACCAATAGTGTCAGCAACACCAGTTAATACTGGACAAACTCCAGCAGGACAAAACGTAAATATTGTTTTAAAAAGCGTTACAGAAACAAGGGTAGAGGGTGTTGTAAGGTTTGGGGCTTCTGGCGACTTATCTTTATCAGTACATCTAGTTATTGTTGGAATTCCAAACTAAGGATAAACTTGATGATTTCTTGCAAAAAATGCAAGGGTAGAATTTTTGTTGACAGGCAATATAGCAGTGTTCAACATATGGAAACATATTGTATGGTGTGTGGAGAAAGAAAATTCTTTCATCCCCCAACAGAAAGTGAAGAAGGTAGATGGCTACTAGCAAGGGAAATATTGAGAGCCAAGCATACAATAACGAGACTGTAATAACAGGTAACAAAAAAATATGGTTTCTTAATGGAGACCTAGTAAGATTGCATCACAGTTCTCGTTCTACTGGAATGGTTTCTGTTTATAACATCACTAAAGATAGAATTGAAACTTGTCTACGTTCTGATTTTAGAAAAAATAGAGAACGTGCATACACTGTTGCAGAGACTGCTAAATTAATTAATCGTCATAGAAAATATATGCCTAAGTTAATTAAAACTGGTATGATCCCGCCACCAATTGGTTCAAGAATAAATGGACAAAGAGGTTGGCAAATAAGATCTTATTATTCAGAAAGCATGGTAAGAGACATTCGTGCTATACTGGCTACTATACATATAGGACAACCAAGAAAAGATGGACTTATAACAAATAATATGACTCCTACAAGCCAAGAATTGACAAGGCGAATGGGCGACGGTATACTTACATATACGAAGACAGAAGACGGTAGATTTATTCCTGTTTGGGCAGAGAATATTTAATAGTAGAAATGGTGGGGTAATGGAAAACGAAAATACAAAAATATCAGTAGCACTTGGATATACTCTTAATCTAGGAAACTTTCAGTCATTAAGGTTTGACTTTGGAATAGTTGACTCTAAGCGTGAGGGTGAAAATACAGAGCAGGCTTTTGAAAGAATTTATAAATTTGTTGAAGACAAATTAACAGAAAAAGTTAAAGAAGCAGAAGCAGAGTCTGATAGCAAAGAATAATGGCTGAACGCAAAGAACGTATGGCTTTGCTTAGTCGTTATAGCAAACTTCATTTGCAAAGGTATGAAAAGAAAACTCTCCTAAATCTTAATGTTGAACAGTGGGCAGCAGATGGGCTTATTGAGTCTTACGGGTTAGCACAGTGTTACGATTTATTAGATTATTACTTTAATGTCTCTGCTGCCCCTTCTTGGAGTTACTTTGCGTACAACGCAGAAAAAATATTAGAGGCAAAAATAGAAAAAGAGCAAGATAAAAAAGAAAGAGAAGAGCGTAGAAAATTAGCAAGGAAGTGGATTAGTGAATAATACAGAAGCAAAATTAATTAGCGCAGTATTAAGTGATAAACAAATCCATGTATTGCTACAGGCCAACGTAGACAACCTATTAAGAACACATAATGATGTATGGAATTTTATTAGGTTATACTCAGAAAACAATCAGTCAGTTCCACCAGCATCTTTAGTAGTAGAAAAATTTAGAGATTTTACACCAGTAGAAAATGTTGGAACAACAAAGCATCATCTTGAAGAATTACAGACAGAGTATTTAAATGATAGCCTAAAAGATATTTTGCGTAATGCAGCATCTGAAGTTCAGGTTGGTAATGGCTCAACAGCCCTTGAACACTTAATTACAAAGACATCAGAATTAAAAAAGAATACTGCTGCAATTAGGGATATTGAAGTTACAGACTTAGATTCAGCAGTCGCATATTTTGAAAATGTAAAGAAGATGCAAGATCTTGGACATATTGGAATCAAAACAGGTTTGCCAGGATTTGATAATTATCTACCTTCTGGAATTATGCCAGGTCAACTTGGAGTATTCCTAGCCTATCCTGGAATTGGTAAGTCTTGGTTGGCCTTATATTTTGCAGTGCAAGCATGGAAGCAAGGTCGTAGTCCACTAGTAATAAGTCTTGAAATGTCTGAAACAGAAGTTCGTAATCGTGTGTTTGCAATTATGGGCGAAGGATTGTGGTCTCATCGTAAACTTAGCAATGGAGAAGTAGAAATTGACATGCTTAAAAAATGGCATGCTGAAAAATTGGCGGGTAAGCCAGAATTTCATATCATATCAAATGATAATGGTGGAGACGTAACTCCTTCTGTTATACGTGGAAAGATTGATCAGTATAGACCAGACTTTGTTATTGTAGATTATTTGCAATTGATGTCCCCAAATCAAAAAGCAGATAATGAAACAGTACGTATGAAGAATCTTTCTCGTGAACTTAAATTAATGTCAATTAGCGAAGAAGTTCCTATTATTGCTATTTCATCTGCTACACCAGATGATGTTAAAGATCTTTCTACACCGCCAACTTTAGGACAAACTGCTTGGTCTAGACAGATTGCATACGATGCTGACTGGGTTATGGCACTTGGTCGTGCTACCAATAGTGATATTATTGAATGCGTATTTAGAAAAAATAGAAATGGTTTTATGGGAGACTTTTTAGTGCAGGTAGATTTTGACAGAGGATATTATCGTTACAAGGATTTTGAAGATGATAAATAAAGATACATATACAGCAGAACAGGTTAAGCGTGTATTAACTGGCGCTGGCATTGATATTGAAGCAGAGTATGGAACTGACTATATTGTTTTTTGTCCATATCACAACAACAACAGAACTCCCGCTGGAGAAGTGTCAAAAGAGCATGGAATGTTTTTTTGTTTTGGATGTCAAACTACAAAAACTCTTATTGAGTTTGTAATGTATACATCTAATAGAACTTATTTTGAGGCTATAAGATATATTAAAAGTAAAGAACAAGAAATAAGTATTGAAGATTCCGTTAATAAAGCATTAATTAGTAAACCAGAGTTTGTTCAGTATGATGAATTATTAATTAAAAGATTAAATAATCAAGCATTAGAGTCTCCAAGAGCAATTAGATATTTTGAAGGTAGAAAAATTACAAAAGAATCAATAGATAAGTTTAGTCTTGGATACTCTGAAAAACAAGATTCAGTTACTATACCAATACATTCTCCAGACGGAATGTGCATAGGTTTTGTTGCCAGAACTGTTGAAGGCAAAGAATTTAAAAATACACCAGGATTACCAAAAGGCAAAGTTTTATTTAATTTGCACAGGATAAAAACATCTAGCACAGTCTATGTTGTAGAATCATCCTTTGATGCAATTAGGTTAGACCAAGTAGGATTCCCTGCCGTTGCTACGTTGGGGGCTAATGTTTCTGCAGCACAAATAAGGTTGTTAGAAAAATATTTTAACAGCATTGTTTTAATTGCAGACAACGATGATGCAGGAATGATAATGAGAGATAAGTTAATTGAAAAACTTGGACCTGTTGTCACTTCTGTTTATAT